AAAGACACGAATGGTTCCGCTGGATCTAGTTCAAATAGTCAATCAAATAGAGGAAAGATTGGCGGATCTGCTGGATATTTTTTCTGGGAGAATAAAAGGGGATTTAATTTTTTTGCGGTTGATTCTCTTTTAGAAAAAAATGATGATAATACTTGGGGACCATACATTGAAAAACCAGCAAATCAAAGTGATGGTTCTGATGATAGAATCACTATTTCTCAAGCAACATTCACTTCGGAAGTGGACATTATGAGTGCTATGAGAAAAGGAAAATATTCTAGTCTAATCGTATTTTTTAATCATTCGACGGGACAATATGAAGAATATGATTATAGTTTACAGGATGCTTACAAAGACATGAAACATCTTGGAGCACAAAATACTCCATCTTTGATTAAGTTTGGCGATAAATCAATTTCTGATTATCCAACCAGAATTATTTCTACAATTTTAGATCACGAATCTTGGTATAATGATCCAGAGATTGCTTCATATGACGAACAGGATGGATCTGAAAGTCCAAGTGAGTTTTGTGACTTTCACAAACATTTTTCTGCACAATCAATGATGCGATATGAATTATTAAAACATCAGATCGCTACAATTGTTATTCCTGGCAATTCTGAAATTTGTGCTGGTGATAAAATCAACATAAAGCTTGTCAATAAAACTCCTGGTGCTAGAGTACAAGACGAACCATATGATCCAGAAAGTAGTGGAATTTATTTAATTCAAGAAGTGACTCATACTTACAACAGCACTCAATCTACGAATGGAAGATTTGTAACAACTTTACGGTTGATGCGTGACTCATATGGGGACATAGAATCAAATCATGGTAACTAAATAAGTTTACGGAGGTAATTATCCATGGAATCAGTAGAAAAGCATATTGAAGAAGACAAAAAGATTCTTGAGAATCCTACAACTTCTCCACAACAACGTCGTCATATTGAAGAAGAACTACACGAATTGAAAGTGTATGTAGAAAATCATAAGGCAGAGATCGAAGGAGGTGACCATCACGATCCAACTGCATTAGAACTATTTTGCGAAGTAGAACCAAGCGCACCAGAGTGTAAGCTATTTGATGAATAAATGATATGGATCAGTTAGTATCACAGTTGATCCCTACCCAACGCATTGGAAATGATGGTTTTCAGTGGTGGGTAGGGCAGATCGAAGGAACTGCCGCTGATGAAGAAAATAACAAAGGCGGTTATAGATTTAAAGTGCGTATTGTTGGGGATCATCCTGGTGATCCTGAACTAGTAAGCACAGAAGATCTGCCATGGGCAAATGTGATGATGCCAGTAACTGTTCCATTCATTCCTGGTAATGGAGGTGGAGCACATCCACAATTAGAGATTGGATGTTGGGTCATCGGTTTCTATATGGATACCGAAAAACAAAAACCCATCATTATGGGTTCAATTGGACAGACCCCAGGTGCGACAAAAGTATTTACGGAAAGAACTCCAGATACACCACCATTTACAACAGCAATTCCTCAGTTAAATGCTCAGGCAGATGGTCCACCAAAACAAAAAGGAACTGATAAAAACACAGCAACTGGTGGACTATCTGATGGCACAACAGATGGAGATGATAACCCTAGAGTTACAACTCCACCAAAAAAAGTAGCACCATTAAAAAATAAAACAGCAGTAGCAGAAGATTGGTGTCAATCAAAGGCAGAAAAATGTGATGATAATGATTTAACGTCACAATTGACTGGTATTATGGGAGAGTTTCTTGCTGCTGTTCAAAATAACGGTGGAAATATAGGAACATATTTGGTCAATCAAGCAAATGGTCAAATAATGGATGGCGTTAATATCGCCAGAGGATATGTCAATAAAGCGATGCGTGTCGTTAATGAATTTGTTGCTAGAGTCAAGGGATTTATAATTGAGAAATTAACGAATGCGGTCAAAGATTTAATCAACGCATTGCTTTTTCCATCAGACACTGGTAATTCATTAACACCAGTAACAGAATTTTTCAATAATTTATTAAAGCAATTGGGTTGCTCCATAGCAGATCTTGGAGATCGTCTTGCTGAATGGTTAACTAATTTGTTGATGAGTTATGTTCAACAAATCTATAAATCTATAGCTTGTCAAATTGATGCTTTGGTAAATGGCATCATTTCAAAAATCAATTCACTAATTACTGGATTGTTAGATGATATTCTCGGTCCTTTAAATGATATTTTAGGAGCAATCGCAGCACCTCTTAATATTATTGGTGGAGCAGTTAATTTTGTCCTCAATCTTCTTGGAATTAATTGTTCTGGTCCAGACAGATCTTGTAGTAAGAAAAAAGCAGTCTGTACAAATGGTGGAGAAGAGTTAGAAGAAGAGGGAGATTTCTTAGATGACTTGTTAGCAGGTATTGATAATTTATTTCCAGCAACTGGTGCTGATTACACTCAGTATGTTTGTGATGATGCTTACAAAGGAAATACTTTAGAATTCACAACAATTGGGTTTACTGGCGGAATTCCTAAAGGTGGTGGAAATAATGGTTTTATTCCTGGAACTCCTGGTAATCCTGGAGGAGACTATACAGGTGATCCGATAGGTGAAAATGATGGGGTCAAACAAGATAAAAGAATCACATATAAGATTTCAAATATTACTGTAGAAGAGGGTGATATTGCTGAGTTTGTTGTTACTAGATCAGGTTATATCCAATCTTCATCTTCAGTTAAGTATAAGACTTTAAAATATAGAGGATCTGCTACTGAGAATGAAGATTATATCCCAGTAAATGATATTCTAGGATTTGCTCCTGGAGAAACATCTAAGAGAATTTTTGTAAGAACATTAAATTCTGTAGAGAGAGAAGAAGATGAGAACTTTTTCATTTTACTAAGAAAAAACACACCTAAAAAAGGAAGTAAAATACAAACTAAGTTCGCAACTACAATTGCATCATGTACGATCACTGAAGGTTCTAAGACTGAACCATACAATCCTTACAGAGGAACAACAAAAAATCCTGAATATGAATTATCGGAAACTTTCCCACCACCACTAACTAATCCAACAGATGATGATGGAGATGGTGATACTACAGGACCAGACATTTATGATCCACCTGCCGATGATGGTGGTGATAGAGATACCAATGATGATGGATTTGACGATGATACAGGACTAGAATTAGCTGAAACTGTTTCTGTAACAGCGGACAGATCTACATGTCCTGAAGGAGAGTTTATCGTATATACAATTACGACAACAAATATGGAAAATGGAAGAATTCTATATTACACCTTATCTGGCAATGGAATTACTTCTGATGATTTTATTACTGGAAATACAGCAGGTCAATTTGTGGTCAATGACAACAAAGCAAAAGTAACTGTGGGCATTAATGATGATGGTGTTGTAGAAGATGCCGAAGTCTTACGATTCACTGTTAATGGTTTTGCCGCATTTTTTGATGTAATTATTCTTGATGGTGAAGATGGTGATATTGAGGATGAAGGAGAGGATGGCGATACTCTTGTATCAGATCCATTTGTTCCACCAACCGCAGGAACACCAATTACTGATCCTGGTGGAGGAATTATTGAAATTCCCGTTGATAATCCTGGTTCCCCGTGGTCAGAACCACCTTATGTTTTTGTAATTGGTGAAGGTATTGGAGCAACAGCAACTGCTTTATTAGATAGGGATGGATTCTTAACAGAAATACGTGTAAAAACTCCTGGTTATGGATATAGAAAAAATACTCCAGAAGATAGTGAAAAGAGATGTATCATAGATGCATTTACTGTTGTTAGACCAGGAGTTGGTTATACAGAACCACCAACGATTTATGTTGATAAAAGAACTGATGTAGCAGAAGCTATCATTGATGATCAGGGATTTGTAATTGGAGCAAGGGTTCTCGATAGAGTTGTAACATATAATAAGTTCCCAGAAATTATTATTGTTGGTGGTAATGGATATGGTGCAAAGCTATTACCATCTTTAGCATGTCTAGATACAGAAGCACTAAGCAATATTGGTTCTACCAAGATTGGAACAGGTCGTTACGTTGATTGCCCATAATGTCATTCCAAAAACCAGCATCCACATATCCTACTACTATTGCTAAACCAACAACTCCTGATGAAACTCAGGAGTTATCAACTAATCCTAGGTTTAGAACTTGGTATAAAGGATCTTTAACAAGATCTGAAATCTATGAGAGATTATTGCCTGATGGTGAGTCTTCAGCATTGAGAATTGATGGACCTTCTGATTCCACTATTGTACAGAATAATCTAGGACAAGTCAAGATCATTACAGGACAGAGAGATAAGGAACGTGGTCCTGGTAGTGGAAAATTGTGTATTCATAGTTGGGGTTATCAAGCAAAACATGAACATAGAGCAAATTTAGAATTTAATGCTGGTGATGATGAAGAAGATCAAGCATTAAATGTACAATGTTATGGTGACTATGTTGAAAAAACTACTGGTGGAACCAGATACATTAGAGCACAAAAAATTGTCATCGAAGCATCAGAAGAACTTTTATTAATTGGTAAAACTCAGGTCAATATTCAAGCAGGAAATGATGGTGGTGGTGCTATTATCATGAATGCTGGTAGTGTAGAGAAAACAGCAAGTCAAGATAAGGAAACTATTTTTGGTCAGAAAATGACATTTGGTGTTTCTGAGGATACTAAAGTTTCTTTTGACCCCAGAGCATCTGCTAACATTGTTTCTCCTGGTCATATTAATTGGTCTATTTTGGGTGATTACAAGCAGTGGATTGGGGGAATAGAGCAGCATATTGTTGCTGGTGGTCCTGGCACACCACCATTAATTAAAGCAAGAGACAGTGCTTATTCTGTTAAGACTGCTATTGGTGGTCAGACATTTGACTCTGCTGACTTCATTAGTGTCAAGGCAGGTCTCAACTACAGTGTTAAGGCAGGAGGTATGGCAGATATTACTGCTTTGGGTGTAGTTAATATCACAGGTTCATTAATTTTACTTAACTAAATTTGGGGACGAAAATAAAACTGTCACACACCCCATTGACTTTTTAGGTAATTTCGTATAAATTGTATTTGCGGTGGAGATAACTCCATCCTTCATCTGCGGGTAACCATTCCGCAAGCAACTAAAGGTAACTAAAATGTTTAAATCTGTATTCGCAGCAACTGCTGCTCTGTCCATGTCCGCTGGCGCTGCGTTCGCAGGTCCTTACGTCAATGTGGAAGCAAACTCTGGTTTTGTTGGTTCTGACTACTCTGGAACCGTCACAGACCTCCACGTAGGTTACGAAGGTTCTGAAGGTGCTGTAGGATACTACGTCCAAGCAGGTCCTAGCCTCGTCTCCCCTGACGGTGCTGAGAGCGAGACCGTCTTCTCTGGTAAAGCAGGCGCTTCCGTTGCTGCTACAGAGCGTCTAGACATCTATGGTGAGGTTTCCTTCGCCACTGGTATCGATGATGCTGACAACGGTTATGGTGCCAAGGTCGGTGCTAAGTTTAACTTCTGATAAATAATTGTGTGTCTTTCGTGCGGCACACTCTACAATCGGAACACCCTAAAGACCTCCTTCGGGGGGTCTTTTTTTATGCTTCTAAATAACAATGGTTGTAAAGAAATTGATGCAAGCACTAGTTTATGGAGACGGAGGTCAAGAATCAGAAAGAGCAAAAATGGTTCTTGAGGCATGTGGTCAGGATGTAAAAGAGTTTATTCTTGGTGCTGACTTTAGTGATAGACAGTTCAGAGCTGAATTTGGATCAGAAGCAGATTATCCTCAAGTTGCTATCGGTTTAGATCATCGTGGCAGTTTGAAAGAAACTCTAAAATATATGAGCGACAGGGGAATGTTTGGTTGAGCTTGACAAACCCCAAAAAACTTAGTAAAATAACTCTGTTGAGGATAAGACACCATGACTTTAAAGACTTTTAAGAAGATCGATAAGAAAGGACACGAAGAGATCTGGGAGTGGGAAGAGACCCCAGAGCTTCGAGCATTTATCAAGAAGCAGTCACTAACAAAACTGTCCATACCTCCCACAAGACCTACATAATGTGGTATGATAAGCAGGTATTGAGGCAGACAGATGACCACGCCAAACTGGCAACATCACTCCAAGAAAGACCAGAAGCGTCATCTGAAACCTCAAGCCTTGCGTCAGGCAAAGAAACGTGCTAAGATGCTAAAGAAGAAGTTGCTCACACTCGCTTAGCAATCTGGTGAATGCAGCAAACTCATAATTTGCCTAAGGTGAGTTCGATCCTCACAGCGAGTACCTATGCGAGTATGGTGGAATCGGTAGACACACCAGACTTAAAATCTGTTGACCATCGCGGTCGTGGGAGTTCAAGTCTCCCTACTCGCACTTCCTGTTAAATAGTAACAGGAAATACTATTAAGTAAATGGCAGTCTTTCGATATACAATTACAAGAAAGCATGTGTTTGTTGACAACGAACCTGTGTTGATGTATTATATTGAAAACATTCCATTTGCTTTTGATGT